TAGAACAGTTATGATCAAGGGTAGCTTTAAGATTGATGACATTGGTGTGCAACTAGAGATACACAACGATGGACTGTATGTTGCCTTCTATCTTGATGGAGACCATGGTGTAAAACCCGTCAAGAAAATTTCTTTTGATGATCTTGCTCTTGACTATGTAGATAATATAGGTCAGATGTTCAGAGAGGAAGACATTGACTATCTGTGCTTTGAACTTGGATGTACACTACACATGCTAGAAAAAAAGAGTAAGTCATTCAAACCAAAACTTAAAGAGTTATTAACAGAAAATACTAATGAAGAGTATAAAGATTCAGGATTTACAGATGACTTTTGAACTTCTCACTAACTTAAAATTATTAGTAAATGAAATATCTAATAATGAAATTAAACATATTGATCCGTTACGAATGAAGATTACTTTGAAGGGATTAATTGATGCGGAAGAAAAAAGAATGACTGAATATAAAGCGGGGATCATCCCAGAAATATTAAGCGACATCAATGATTTAATTGATTTATCTAATGAAGTAATGTATGGGAAGTATAGTGAAAAAGCTTTTATATTATCAGTATCTTTAGAAAATTTAAAAGAAAAAATATCAAGGGAATTTATTGGAGATGTCGAATAATAAATCAGAACTTGAGTTAGCTCAGAAAGAAATACAACAACTAACTGAACAACTTTATAATCAATATAAAAAAAATATTGAATTAAAAAGACAGGTTGATTACTTAAAGTCTAAGTTAGAAAGTTGTGAAAACATGCTAGAACATATGGCAATAGTTAAACTAAAGTAGGTAAATACTATGTTAGAAATTATTATACTAGGCGTAATCATAAATACCGGCATTGTTATTGTAGGTCTAATACTATTATGAGAATATTTATAGTAGGTTTTATTTTACTTGTGTTATTGAAGTGGAGTATAGCAAATGCAGACGACACAGAGTATAATAAACACTTAGATTGTTTAGCAGAAGCTATATACTTTGAAGCACGGGGAGAATCTTTTGGTGGTATGCTTGCCGTGGCATCGGTTGTTATGAACCGTGTGGATCATAAAGATTTTCCAAATAATATTTGCGGTGTAGTAAGAGAAGGGAAATACTGGAACGGTCGTCCGATAAAAAACCAGTGTCAATTTAGTTATTATTGTGATGGCAAGCCGGAAGATTTTAAAGATAAACAAGCTGAACAATTGGCATACCAAGTAGCTTCATTTGCTCTGGATGGTGCAAGAATTTATTATTTAGAAAAAGCCTTGTATTATCATGCCAATTATGTTAATCCTGATTGGCCTTACAAAAAGCTAATGGTTCTTGGAAGACATATATTTTACGGAGAAAAAGATGGTTAAAAATTTATGGGAAAGAGATAGAAAAAGTATTTACAGAGGGTTGTTAAGAGAGTACCAACAAGAAGGATACGACACTAAAGAGGCAAGGCGTCTTGCAAGTCAGGAAACTGAGGAGATAATGGCTGATAAAAAATTCTTTGTAGATAGTCTTATTGAAATTGAAGAGGAAGAATCCGGTGAAGACACAGCTTATTAACCACATGGGAAGTGACTTGACTGTCGTTAACTCTGCCCGTGTGTCCTTTGATAAGGAGAGTGAATGGGAAGTAAACCATAGTGTACGTAAGGAACTGTCATCGAAGGATGCTGCACTGATCCGTTACCTTGCCAAGCATAATCACTTCACACCATTCACACATTGCATGGTTACGCTCAGAGAAACTGTGCCTATCTTTGTTGCAAGGCAAAGGTTCAAACATACAATAGGATTTAGTTATAACGAAGTAAGTAGACGGTACGTTGATGACACTCCAGAGTTTTACCTTCCTGATCTTTGGAGATTCAAAGCTGACAATGTAAAACAAGGATCACATTATACCGGGTTAACGTCACAGGAAGTTAACGGTAAACTACGGGACAAAGAGGAAGCTAATGGTTTGATCCTGTCTCCAGAAGAAATTTATGATGACTGTCTGAAAACATATAAGCAACTGCTCAGTATCGGAGTATGTGCTGAACAAGCACGTATGGTCTTGCCTCAGTCAATGTACACAAGTTATTATGTTACTGGTTCTTTGTCCGCCTTCGCCCGTGCATACAAATTACGTATTGACAAGCATGCGCAAAAAGAAATACAAGAACTAGCAGAGAGTTGGAATAACATCATTAAAGATTTATATCCCGTATCATGGAAGGCGTTAACCAATGAAGAGTGAAGCAGAAAAACATGGCCATGTAAGTACGCCTGTTCTAAAAGCAATAAAAAATAATTGCATTGAATGTAGTGGTGGTAGTTTCAGTGAGGTAAAACTATGTACAGTTTACTCATGCCACCTCTGGCCCTTTCGATTAGGTAAAAATCCTTGGCGTAAAGAGATGTCTCAAGAACAAAGAGATAGGGCAAGTGAACGATTCAAAAAAGTAAGATCACAAAGAGGAGTTATTAAAAATGACTGACCGATGGATGGTTCAAGTAGCAGGTAATAATGAAATGGAAAAATCATTATCATTTAGAACTAAAAAAGATGCTGAAGAATTTATCTCAGAAAGGATTGAGTTGGTTCAGCACCTTGGATACGATCCCGACGAGACATACTATTTAATCCCTATACAGTAAGTTCTACGAACTGTATAGGGTATTAAATAGAAGGAGGAATTATGGACAAACCCACCGCCAAATTTCTACGACACACACCATGCGAATTATGCGGGTCATCTGATGCAAACGCATTGTATGATGATGGCAGTACATGGTGTTTTTCTTGTAACACATACGGTAATGAGGACAAAATGGAAGCCACACAATCACCAATTAAAACTGTGTACACATCACAACTTACATCGGGGCAGGTGACCGGCATTCCTGACCGTAAAATCTCTGCAGATACATGTAAGGCATTCGGTGTCACAACTCTTGTAAATAATGGTGCAATTTTTAAACACATCTATCCTTATCACGACACATCAGGTTCACAGATTGCTAATAAAATTCGTACAGTTCAAAACAAACAGTTCTTCGCTGAAGGTAACCTGAAGGATGCTGTACTTTTTGGCCGAAAGAACTTCTCAGCTAAAGGTAAATATATTACCATTACTGAGGGTGAGCTTGATGCTATGGCAGCATATCAAATGTTTGGTAGCAAGTGGCCCTGTGTATCTGTAAAGTCTTCAAGCTCTGCCGTATCAGACTGCAAAAATAGTTTTGATTATCTTAATTCTTTTGAAAATATTATTTTATGTTTTGATAATGATCCTGCTGGGAATAAAGCAGCTGAGAAAGTTGCTGGATTATTTGAGCCACACAAATGTAAGATCGTTAAGCTTAGTCAGTTTAAGGATGCTTCTGATTATCTACGGACTGGTAATCAAGAAAGCTTTGTTCGTACATGGTGGGCTGCAGAACCCTATACACCTGCAGGTATTATTAATCTTAATGAACTTGGAAATAGTTTATATGACGAAGAGTTCTTTGAAACAATTTCATATCCTTGGTCTGGATTAAACAAAAAGATTTATGGTATGCGTACAGGAGAATTGGTTACGTTCACTTCAGGTTCAGGTATGGGTAAGAGCAGCATCATTAGAGAGCTAATGCACCATATCATGAAGACTTCTACAGATAATATCGGTGTACTTGCTCTGGAAGAAAGCATTCGTAACACTGCACTGAACATCATGTCTGTTGAGGCAAGTCAAAGATTATATATTAAAGAAGTCCGAGATACATTTCCAATTGAGCAGCTTCAAAAATGGCAGGATGCTACCGTAGGTACGGGCAGGTTCTTTGCCTTTGATCACTTCGGCTCTATCTCTAACGACGAGATACTAAATCGGGTTCGCTTTATGGCGAAGGCTCTTGATTGTAAATGGATTATTCTTGATCACTTATCTATCCTTGTGTCCGGTCAGGAAGAGGGAGACGAACGTCGATCTATTGATATTCTAATGACAAAGCTGCGGTCTCTCGTAGAGGAGACTGGGGTCGGTTTACTGCTGGTGTCCCACCTACGTCGAGCATCAGGTGATAAGGGCCATGAGGATGGTCGAGAGGTATCTCTTGCACATCTGAGGGGTAGCCAAAGCATTGCACACCTAAGCGATGGTGTCATAGCTCTGGAAAGAAACCAACAGGAAGAAGACGAGACACTGGCTAACACTACCATTGTTCGCATACTAAAGAATCGTTATACAGGTGACACAGGTATCGCAACATACTTGTATTATGATAAGGATAGTGGTAGAATGTCTGAGATATCAAACCCGTTTGATGTAAACGAAGACACTGAAGAGGAGCAAGGTTTTGACAGCTAGACGAGTAAAGAAAAGATTTGACAAACAGTTATACGATATGGTAAATGAAAGCAGTATTGCTGCAGGTAAAAAATATTTAAAGTCTATTGGTCATAGGATTACTTCTACCAAAGAGGATATGAAGGTTGATATCCACAGCACACTCAATGGTAAACCACACCTTAC